GTGATCAATAAGCTGCTTGAACAGTGAGACATCACCCTTCACTGACTTCACTCCCCACCCTGGCCAGATGTTGAACTGCGTCAACTCACCAAGCACGAACTTGTCCCTACCTGGCTGGTAGGTAAGTTTCGAGACTTCAGACCTCAAGGGCCAACGGAGCCACGATGCTGCAGCCGATGTCGCTTTATAAGAGATGGTCCCATCTGGTTTCAACTGGCGTTCTTGGTAGTTCAGTGGAGCTTGCAGGTGTTCCTTGAACGCCGCGGGTGATACCTTGAACATCGTCTGCTGGTCTATAACTAGCCCTGGGTTCTGGACGTAGGTGTACTTATCGTTGAGGTACCACAGTGGAGCCGTCAAACCTAGTGGCTCTGCTTCTTTAAGGAGTTGCCTGAACAGAGCGGCAGATGAAGGTCCACCGTTAACGAGGAAGTCATCTAACCCCACTTTCTCAAGACCTTGGAGCTGTGGGAGTGAGACGATGTGGACGAACGCACCTTGCCGGTGGAGCTCTTCAGCCAGCTCTTTAAGTGCCATGCACACCATTGGATTGGTTCTATAGTCTGAGTCAAAACAGATATACACGTTCCGTCTGGCCCATGTCACATAAGTGAGACTGGGAAGCCAGGTGATGCCTAACTTATGAGCTCTCCAGTTATATACCCCACCTAATCCTATAGTGGGGAACCCTTCTTTACACGCCTTGGCTGCCTTCAACTCACCTTCAGTGAGTATCAGGGGCTCATTAGGATTCTTTAAGAGCTCATCCCAGACGATATTAGATGGGTAATAAGCGACTGGCGCCGTAGAAGGTTCCTGAGTGTACCTGGGCGTCTTCTTGTCAGTCATAGAAGTGAAGTCAGTGCCTACTTCTAGGTATCTGATTCTATAGAAGCCGTTGGTCCTCGTGGTGGGGTCTTGATAAGAGATCTTTAGTGAAGACAGTGGGCGGAACGACGGGTGGAGTGCGTGCGTCGCTTCACCTGTCAAAGCGGTGATGTTTAGTTGGGCTGCATCTTCTATAGTAAGGCCAGAAGAGTGCAACTTTGTTTCAGCAAGTTTGGTGAATTTACTACTGTGTACGACTAGCTTTTTAGCCATGTTAGCCCCAGTGATTATTTAACGTCTAAACCCCTCAGCGAGTCTTGTAGACGGATTTCCACATGCTCAGCACCAAGTGGAGGTGTCAATCGAGGTCGAACCTTGCTGAGGGGTTTGCGTTTGTGGGGCTCGTTTATGGCTAAACGACTTGGCGCGTTGACCTCGATTGACGAAAAACTATATTAAACTACTCTGATACTGCTTGTAAACAGATGGGGCGAAAATTAGTGATATTTTGGTTTAAGATCAATAGTTTAGGCTCACTTTGCTACGTAATGTCCTGCTACAGAATATACTCCGCTACACACTTTTCTATTCTACTATATTTTATTATTATTATTATTATTATTATCGTAAGTTAGTAAAAAAGAGTATAAAGAGTAGTATCTGTATAAAATTTTACATTTCAATAGCCTACGGAGCTACGGATTTCCCACTAATCTGTAGTTATGTAGTTTGTGGCCCCACCTAGTTCCCGACCAAATTTTGGGTACCACATAATTAAGTTACACGGTGAGCATGTTCTCACGAACCCCACCAAAGGTCAATGATGAAAACCACACCAAAGCTCGGTGGCAAGCCGAAGAAACGAAAACCAAACGATACAATATTCGCTAAGGCGAAGGTCGAAGCCACAAAGTTAGATATTCTCCCCCATGAGTGGTTGAGAATGGTGGCGCTCGGTGAACCAGTACCACATACTCGGTGGGTTTACAAATACGATAAGATCGGGAATGAGGTGGACAAGAAGCTCGTCACTGAGGACTACTATGCAGAGTTCTCAGTCCGAGTGGACGCGGCTAAGGCTGCAGCCCCATTCTACCGACCAAAGCTTGCATCACAGTTTATTAGTAGCTCCACCGATTTGCCCGATACGTTGACCAACATCATGAAAGAGCTGGCGGAGAAGCTTCCTGTATGACAATGACACAGCCCACTAAGTTGGTTCACCAGCGCGATTTAGCTCGCTGGTACCCACTATTGGCCCACTCCATACAGACTTCTTTGACTAGTGATAGGGTGAGGATCAAGGTTGTGCCTGCAGGACGCCGCTCGGGCAAATCTGAGCGCGCTAAGAGGTACATCGTGCGTGAGTGCATGCGTGTGCCAGGGCCCTACTTCGTCGCGGCCCCTACGAGGTCCCAGGTCAAACGTATCTACTGGAACGATTTGAAGCAATTATCACTATGTTCACTGTTCCCGGACAAGCCGTCTGAGTCTGAACTCACCATTAAGTACCCCAACGGCTCCACCTTATCACTGGTGGGGTTAGATGAACCTCAACGTATTGAAGGTTCCTACTGGATGGGTGGGATTGTGGATGAGATCGCAGACGTACGTGATGGTGCGTGGGAAGAGAACATATCACCAGCACTCGACACCGTTAACCCACTGATCCCTGACTATCGTCCATGGTGCTGGTTGATTGGTGTGCCAGACGGATTGAATCATTACTATGACCTTGCTGAGTACGCGAAGTCGTCCAATGATCCTGACTGGAAGTTGTACACCTGGAAGTCCAGCGACATTCTCCCACCTGATGTGATCGAAGCCGCTAAACGCCGCATGTCTCCACGGCAATACCGCCAGGAGTATGAAGCGAGCTTCGAGACAGCAGCTGGCAAGATCTATGAAGACTATGGTAGCCACAACTTCACTACCCAAGAGATTTACAAGTTAGATGAACTCTTGTGGTGCCATGACTTCAACTTCACGCCCATGAGTTCAGCGATATGCGTGCGTAATGGCAATACCTTTAACATCCTTGACGAGATCATCCTCACCTCAGCCACCTCGCGCCAATCAGCGTTGGAGTTCGCTGATCGCTTCGAGCGTCATGAGAATAAGAAGGTCACGTTGTATGGTGATCCAGCTGGCAGAGCCGGTGAGAAGCATGGGCATCCATCTGATTACACTGAGATGGAGAAGGTTTTACGTGAAGCTGGTTGGACGGTTAAGCGCAAGGTTAAGAACGCAGCACCAGCTATTCGTGATCGGCAGAATGCTGTGAGAGCCAAGATCCTGAACGTGAACAATGAGGTATCGCTCAAGGTGAACACCAAGAAGTGCCCTTACGCGCATAAAGGCTTGGCCACCGTACAGTTAAAAGAGGGGTCCACTTTCTTAGAGAAGGACTCACAGTATCAACACATTACCACTGCGATCGGTTACATGATAGATTATGAGTGCCCAGTTACCCATGTGGTTGAGGAAGTTGTAGTGACTCCTGAACGTTCGAAGAACTTCTATCGCCGGAGTGCTTAATGGCACGTAAGACAAAGCAGGAAAGGTTGGGCGACATACATCAGGAAGCACTCCTGAGGTTCAACCCTATCATTTCGCAACAACGTTCAGAGCGCCAACAATGCGTTGAAGACCGGCGCTTTGCTACTATTCCTGGTGCACAATGGGAAGGTCCACTTGGTGAGCAGTTCGAGAACAAACCTAAGTTCGAAGTGAACAAGGTCCACCAGTCTGTACTCCGCATTGAGAACGAATACCGCAACAACCGCATCACTGTGACCTTCGTACCTACTGACGGTTCTAAGAGTGATAAGCTTTCTGATACATGCGCTGGACTTTACCGCGCTGATGAGCAAGACTCATGTGCCGAAGAAGCCTACGACAACGCCTTCCAGGAAGGTGCTAACGGTGGCATGGGTGCATGGCGTTTACGTTCATGTTACGAAGATGAATACTCCGACGACAAAGCCCAACGCATTCGTATAGAGATGATCGCTGAGGCAGATAGTTGCGTATTCTTCGACTTAGGTGCTAAGCGTCAGGACAAGTCTGATGCCAAGTACTGCTTCGTCCTAACACCGATGACCTTCTCGGATTACGAAGACACATACGATGACGACTTAGCCAGTTGGCCACAAGTCACTGACACCAGCATGTTTGAATGGAAAGCTGAGAACATCGTCTGGGTTGCTGAGTACTACAAGGTCGTTGAGGAGAAAGAGAAGACCTTCACCTACGAAGGACTCGATGGTACGGAGCAGGAATACACTAAAGAAGACTTCGAAGAAGACGAAGGTCTTGAAGAGAATCTTGCAGCGACGGGGTTCAAGCTTGTTAACACCCATGTTGTTAAGTCTCGGTCCGTTCATAAGTACATCTTATCGGGCAACGGCATCTTAGAAGACAACGGCCCAATCGCTGGCCCAAACATACCTATCGTCCCTGTCTACGGCAAACGGTGGTACATTGACAACGTCGAGCGGTGCATGGGTCACGTTCGGTTGGCTAAGGATTCGCAACGCCTGAAGAACATGCAGGTGTCTAAGCTTGGTGAGTTAGCAGCTTCGTCTTCTGTTGAGAAGCCTATCTTCACACCAGCCCAGATCAAAGGGTTCGAGAACCTATGGCGTGATGATAACGTAGAGAACTACGCCTTCATGCTTGTCAACCCAATTAATGATCTGAACGGTAACCCAGTTACCATCGGGCCACAAGCTTATACTAAGGCGCCTTCGATACCACCTGCAATGGCGGCATTGATGGAGGTGACTGAGCAGGATCTGAAAGACATCCTCGGTATCTCCCAACAGGGCGAGCAGATGCAGTCCAACATGTCTGGTGTGGCCATTGAGCTCACTCAGAATCGTTTGGATATGCAGACCTTCATCTACGTGGACAACATGAAGAAGGCTATGCGCCGCAGTGGTGAGATTTGGCTGGGTATGGCTAAGGAGTTGTACATCGAGGAAGGTCGTAAGATGAAGGCCGTGGACGCGCAGGACGAAGTCGGTTCTGTTGAGATCATGAAGCCTACGATCAACCAAGACACAACTGAGATCGAGTATGAGAATGACATCAGCAAATCTAGGTTTGGGGTTGTTGCTAGCGTTGGTCCTTCTTCTCTGTCCCGTCGTAATGCGACTGTGCGCTCTCTTAAAGAGATGGCGTCCACAACCACCGACCCAGACACACAACAAGTCTTGAGTGCTATGATCATGCTCAACCTTGAGGGTGAGGGCATCGAGCAAGTGCGTGACTACTTCAGGCAGAAGCTTCTTCGCATGGGTGTTATCAAGCCTAATGCTGAGGAACAGAAGCAGCTTGAAGATGAACAAACCAATAAGAAGCCGGATCCTCAGGCGCAGTTTATGGAAGCCTCAGCTCAAGAAGCTAGGACCAACGCGGCGAAGAATGAAGCTAGTGCAGCTAAGGTTCTGGCCGAAACAGATAAGATCAAGGTTGAGACGGCTGAGATTGCAGCGTCAGT